CACTTGATCCGGATGTACCTGAAGAACCACTTGATCCGGATGTACCTGACGAACCACTTGATCCGGATGTACCTGAAGAACCGCTTGATCCGGATGTACCTGAAGAACCTGATGATCCTGTTTGACCTGAGCTACCATTTACACCGGATGATCCAGATGATCCTGAACTACCAGATGATCCACTTAATCCAGATGATCCTGTTTGACCTGAACTACCATTAACACCACTTGATCCAGAAGTACCAGAAGAACCATCTGAACCAGAAGTTCCACTTCCACCACCACTTCCACTACCAGTACCAGAAGTACCAGAAGATCCAGAAGTACCACCAGCAACAAGTACATCCCAATTGGACATATCACTTGGTGGCGGAGGAGAACCAATAGGAACTGATGCTACATTTTTTTGAACGACATATGAAATATTTTCATAGAAAACAACATCGCCTTCATAATATGATACTAAACTTGTACCAGGTGCACCAGAGCCAACCCAGCCTCCTTTCCATTGTAATGCCATTTATTGAGATATATTTTTATGTATATATTAATTTTAATATATAAACTCATGAAATGGATGAAAATTTTTGAGGATTTTAAAAAAAATAATGAAGAAGGAACTCTTATAACACAAGCCGATATTATAACTTGTATAAAAAATAGAGGTCTTATTTATTCAACAATTGTTAAAGATTTTCCTGAAAATAAACCTGAAGAAGGTATGACTCCAGTTGATATTGATGAAGATGGTTTAATTACCGTTGAGATTGATGGGAAAGAATACAATGTCGATTTAAATGATGTTGAAAAAATAGAATTTTAATTAAAGAGAGCTAATTACTAGCTCTCTTTTTAATTGTACTAAAGAGCTATCCACATTCATATCATAGTATTGATAATCATAAGCATCTAAATCAAGTGCTATATTATGTTTATATTCATGTTTCTTTTTGTAGTTATCATCAGAACCATAGTATCTAGCCTGTTCAGTGGGTATAATTAAATCTTTATTATTCTCAATACAGAACTTTATTAAATCATTAACCAATTGTGGTTTCTCCATATAGATATCCAAATCATAAATAATAATTGATTTTTGCTTGATTAAATCAAAGTTAATTTTCTCAGGATCATTTACACCATACTTATTAGGAATAGATTTCTTAATCTTATAACGGTATAGTAATAAAGAATCAGGTAATAAGTTGTGAATCGTCTCAAGTATCTTTGAGTTAGCTGAATTACAAAAACGCCATCCATATAATTTAGGAAAATCTAGTCTGTATATCATAGTAAGAATTTTAAGATTTTTTCTTTAATACCGGATTGTTTAATTCCCTCAGAACTCTTTGGTGTTAAAACAAAGTTCTTCAGACCACCAAGAAAGTTACCAGAGATTGGTCCATATACTTCACCTAAAGGCAAATCATCAACAGCAACCCAGTGAGTTACTTCTGGATGTTCTTCTAACCACTTATTAACTTCACTTATTCTATATTCAGCTAATTCTCCAACAGTATAGTATTGCTTATCATATTTTAATGGAATATTAGGAGTAGTATCAATTGGTTGTTTAACAACACCATACTTAGTAAACATTTCTTTTAGTTCATCTAAAGTACAATATAACTTCCAATCAGAACTAACAACAATTTCAGCATCAGTTTCTAATAAGATTGAATTAAGAATCTTAACAGCTTTATCATTGAAGTTATCCATCTTTATCCAAGCAGGCATGGTAGCTTCAGTACCTGGAAATTCCTTCAGATATTTAGATTTCTTTTTACTGCGTCCACCCCACTCAGTAGAGAGGCAAACCACGCCATCATTATCTAAAAATATTACCTTCATCTTATTATATATTAACAAAGATACGGAAAGTTTTTAAAACAAAAAAGTCCCTTTCGGGACTCTTCTTAGTTTTCTTTCTCAACCATAATCTGTTTCACTTTACCGTTACTCCTTGTAATAGGGACTTTTGTTCCTATTGAAACCATAAGCACTTTACCTTTTACTCTACTCAAATCTAGACTATCACAGTAACCATCTGTTAAAACAATAGTGTTGAATTCATTAAAGTTCTCAACAACATAGTCGATTGCGGGTTGAAGCACGGTTCCGCCTAAACCTAGGATTTTCATACTTTCTAACTTGCGTTTGTTCTTGATGTTTTCAATCCACTTAACTTCAGTATCAGCCTCAATCAAATTGATTTCGATATCGTTACGATATACATAAGAAAGAACTCTTTCAAAAGTACCACCCATTGAACCAGATGTATCTAAGATACAGTTGATTTTGGTTTTAACTTTACGGTTACCTTTCAAACCAGCGATTTGACGACGGTTAGGTTTAACAATAGTTTTTTGTTTCACAGTACCGAAAATCATATTTGATACAGCACGTTTGATTTCACGAAGATAATCTTTACGTTTCTTACGAAGTTTGTTCAATGTTTGTTCAACATTACCCGCAGACAAGCCACGAGCCGCTAAACGTTCCATCACGTCTTTAACCATTGCTTCACGCATTTCTTCTGGAACTTCGTCACCCATGTGTTTATCCATGTATTCTCCGTTGCCATTTTCCATATCTTGGAAGATTTGTTCTTTAGACCAAGTATCTAAAGACTCACCATCTTTAGATGGGTTCTTACCGTAAGGTCCGTAAGATGGTTTACCACTTGAGTCTTTACCACCTTCGTTACCAGTACCTTTACAATCTGGACAGCTTTCACCTTCACCAGAACCACCACCTTGTTGACCTTGTCCTTCGCCTTTTCCTTGACCATCTTGTTTGTCTTGGCTTTCACCTTCACCTTGACCTTCGCCTGGTTGTTGACCTTTACCTTGACCTTCTTGTTTCTCACCTTGACCTTCACCATCACCTGGTTGTTGACCTTGACCTTTTTGTTTTTGGTCTTGTTGACCTTGACCTTGGTCTTTCTTACCAGAACCACCACAAGATTTACATTCAGAGTTTTTCTTTTGCTCTTTCTGCCATTTTTCTTTCTCGTCTTTCAACCACTCGTAAAGTTCTTCAAAGATAAGTTTACCAGTGTACTCTTTCGGAACGAATAGAGCCATATTCTTACCATCTTTGTTCTTAGGAATTTCAACAAAAGCGTGTGGAATATCTTCCCAGATAACGTGATTGATAATCATATCTTGGGCGATGTTTGACATCTTGTGATCGTATTGACCAGTAACTGTACGTTTTGGGTGATTGAAAAGTAAGTGGAAGTCCTCGTGAAGAGTAATAAAATTCACTTCTTTTTGTGACATATCTTCCAAGAACTTTGGAGAGTAGAAAAAGTTCATACCTTTAGATGATACGTTAACTCCACAAGTACCAACAGAGTCATTCTCTACGAAGTTAATGTGTAGGTTGAACTCACCGTAGTAAGGCAAGTTAATCTTAGTATCAATCAACATCGTTTGGATACCTGATAATAGTTTTTCGTGTATATTCTTTATAACCATAGTTTTATTATTTCTTTTTACAAAGATATGAAATTGTTTTCAATCTTACAAATATTATCTATTTATTTTTGCCGCCATTTTTTCCAAGACTAACTTTTCTTCTTGTTCCAAAAGAATGTCAATATCGGTTTCTATAAGAATGCGTTTATTATTCTCTGATCTTTTCATTCTTCTTTCTAATTCCGAGTCAAACTGGTCACAAATAATCTCAGCATGACTGGTTGGTATGTGTATTTCATAAAGACTTCTTCTTTCAGTGGTGATGTCGATAAGAGTCATAATACAATCAGTACCAGAACCTGCTTGTAGTTTCATAAAAACATTATTTTTTTCAATTTGACGAACACCATAAGTATTAAAAGACATTTTAGTATCTTCATCTTTTAAGAGAAGTTTCCAAAGTCTAAGTGCCTTTTCTTCATATGCCGTAATCTTTGACCGCTCAGCAATCATTTTATCACCAATAGATCTTCTCCAGTTACGCCATTTAATTCTTAGACGCAAATACTTGTACTTTACTTTTTTTATACTTGTCATTACTTAATTATTTTATTAATTTTAATATCTCTCATTGCGGCAACCGGAACTTGATGATAATCATCCATCTTCATAATCTCAGTTCCTTCTGGTAGAGTCAAAGACACACAAGCATCTTCCATTCCATCTTGGTGTAGAATGTAATCATCCAAATCAAATTCATTCGTGAATTCACCTACATCATACATAGCAGTTACTCCAATAGTTCCTTTGAAGTTAGGAAGTAAGAATGAACCTACACCACCACCATCAGTCATAGCATCTGGGTATTGTTTTTGCCATTTAGCAAACTCTGGTAAAGTCATAATTGAGATAAACCCATCAGACTCATAAGATGCTTTCATCTTTTTATTACCAACATAAACTTCAAATCCAGTGTAATCATCAGTGATCTCAACATCACGATTATCGTTGTGGTCAATCGTACCCATAACTACCAATGTAGTTTCTTCATCGTATGTTCTTACAGTTTTAGATTTGATTTCAAGTGAAGGTGTTTTTGTCTCACCTTCTAGTTTTTCACTTTCTTTCACTTCAACTTCTTTTTCTTCTTCGTGAGAATCGTAAGAGTTAGATTGACAAATCTTATCAAACTCTGGCTCTTGTTCAAATCCTTTACGAATCATCTTACCAACAATTTGATGCCAAGTCATGCTACCACGATATTCAAATTGACCAGGCTCAGTCATTGTTACTTTAGCCTCAAGTGAAGTATCACCATTAACTAAAGACTTCATCTTTTCTAAAACCTCATTAGTGACTTTTACTTTCTCAGCAGTCATATCTGATTTCTCAGCAATACGGATTTTGTAATGACCTTCAGTTAACATTTTGAAAAGAACATCTTTTTTAAGACCAACAATGTCTGCAATCTTATCAGCCATTGCTCTGTTTTCTTCAGTCAATCCAATTTCTTCTGGCTTTTGTTCTTCTGAAACGAAGAATACATAACCGGTAGATTCATCATTAGCATTGAAACTATCTAAACGAGTTTCTAATACACCTAAGTCTTCTGTTTGTTTCTTCAACTTAGTTTCATTCATAGAGATTTCTCTACGCAAACGAGCAGATTCTTTCTCAGCATCTTCAATGCGTTTTTTCAACTCATTGATTTTATCTTCATTCATCTTGCGGAATTGTTGTTCCAAATAGGTCTCAGAAGCCTTTATTAACTTTTCATTTGGTGATGGTGGATTTTCAATAGTTTCAAAAAAAATCTCAGCATCTTTCTCAGACAATTCTAATGTTTCAACTTCATTAGAACCACTTAGTAAATCATCAAGAAAACTCATACCTTTATTAGACAAAGAAGGAGTTTCTTCATCGTCAAAGATAGATTTTAATTTATCAATTGGTTTCATTTGTTCTACTTCAAGGTAACAAAGGTCACCATTAACATCAGCAAACTGAATACCAGCAACTACAAATTTCTGAGCATAACCAGTTACATCAGTAGAGTCAATATCATCAATAAGTCTTTTACGTTGAGCCGCATCAGTTACAGTAGTATCAACTTCTTCAAAGTTAATTGTGCCTTCATCACAGATTGTGATTTTGAAAACGATGCCTTCTAATGTACCAGATAATTTCTCGCCTTTTACAAATGCGATATCACGGATGAAACGAATTCTTGCTCCGTTTACAGCCGATACAAAGTTTAAGAACTTACGCTTAGGTTTGAACTCACCAATTACAGGTTGTTTTACTTCTTGTTCAGTATTTAATGTTTCTTCCATGAATTTTTATTTAGATTACAAATATAGTAAAAATATTTTAAATTAGTTCTCGTTGATGATATTAATTTTAGCATCACGAACTTGGTCTTTAGTCAAAGGCTCTGGTAACTTTTGATCGTCATTATAAACAATGTAATCAGTTTCGATATACTTATCACCAGACTCTGTAATTAAGTCAATCAGTACAGAATCTGTAGCTTCTTTATCATCTTGAACATCAAAGATATTCATAATTTCCTCTTTGAAAGGAAGTAAGTTGTGTTTAACAACCGGATCTTCATCAGAAAATTTATCAAGACATACAGTTAGAAGCAAATACAACTCACGCTTAGTAAGTTGTTTCATTTTTTCAACTTGAGTAACAACGTTGAAGTTTGAGAATATATCAACAAACTCATTTGAAACATGAATTTGGTTCTCTTTGGTTGATTCGTTATCGTACATATTTTATTTTAATTTAGTATATCTTTTAGTTTTTCTTCTCTTAGTTTTTGTGTATCAAATTCAAAAATTGCTTTCATATGAGCCTTTGGTATTTCTTCTTTTTCACCTTTCTCATTAACAACCCAGTATTTTCTCCAACCACCATTTATTCTATACCCATCTTCAAAAGACCAAGTTTCATACTCACCATCATACCATTTACCTTCGATAAATCTATCTTCCCATTTAATACTTCCGATTGGTGCTTTTGGAGCAGTTCTACTACCATTCTTACAAAGAAATTTAGTTTTAACAATTTGATTCATTAAATACCTAACTTTTCTAATTTATATTCACGATACTCTTGTTTACTAACTGATCCTAACTCGTAGGCTCTTTGAAAGAACACTTCAAAGATGTGGTCTTCTTTCATTGATTTAGCCGCCATAGCTCTATTGAGGGCTTTAAATTCATCTGAAATACGATTGGCTTGTGTTTGTGATAAGGCAATAGCTTTATCTTCATCACCTGCTGATTTATCAACAATATCTTTAACTCGTTTATAATTTTTTTCAAACTCTGCTTTAGTTTGACCGTTCCATTTACCTGACATATGTGGATATTTTACTTCTAAGATTGCTAACATTCTATTAAACTGAGACTCAAATCTTTCTGGCATTCCTCTAAGACTTTTAGTTTTATAATGAACATACTTATGCCAAAACCAGTATAAGCCATCCATTAAATCATCGTCTCGTTTAATTATCATTTGTGCGAATAGCAGGATTTGAACCCGATGTCAGACGTTTTAGAGGCGCCCGCGACATCCACGCCGCATTAGACTCTATCCGCATTTATTATAATACAAAGATAGTAAAACTTTTTCAAATAGCAAATATTTAATTTAAAATATCGTCAATTCTTGAATTACGACTATAACACAAATCAGCCTCTGTGAATGTATAAATCTCACCGTAAGTTATAACTGAACCTTTAGTATTCATCATCTCACTGGCAATAAAATCAATATTATATTTACCATCTAACTTTCTATACTTATAGTCTAATACTAAATAATCAGTTGATTTGTCAAAATTCTTAGAAACAATTGTACCTATAGGGTATTTTACTAAACAAACTTCCGAACCGTCTTCATTATAACCCCAAATCTCAGAGAAGAAATTAATAGTATCTTCTAAATAAGAAACGTAAGCCATTATAGATCCTAACTTACCAGCAAAGTGATAAGTGAATCTAACATACTCTTTCTCATAAACCATATGAGTATTTTCTTCTTTACTTTCAATAACATTATCAGTAAAGCTAATCTCATATATTTTCCTATCATTACTAGCATCATGATATGCTGACTTTGTACCAAATGATTCTTTTGATAGTTTTTCGAATAGGTCAAAAAAAGTTTCTTTTCTATTAGAAGCTATTGAAAATGTAAAGTCATAACGAATGAATGGATCTAAGGTTTCAACAAGTTGTTGACCCATAGGACTATATCCATTATTAATTTTTTGTCTAAAGACGATATCAGGGTTTCCCGATCTAACATTGGAAAGAGCGTAAACACTATAGTCACTTTTTTCTAATCTTCTATTCCAATTAAGGATTTCTGTATCTGATAAATATTTCATTATTTTAAAATTTGCTCAATCTTGTTATTACGGTGTTCTTCTAAAGTTTCAAAGTGTCTTTTAAATTCTTTTTCTTTTATAGGACACGCAGTGTTTTTAATTTCGGATTCTATGTATAGGTAAATACCTGGAAACATATCTGTATGACCACCTCGTTCATAATCATTTGGCTCTCTACACTCATATGTTTTACCCCAAGCCCATTTAACATAATCTTGACCATACTCTTTCCCATTTACAGGAAAAGCATTTGTGTTTTTTTCAAAGTAGGTTCTTTTACAATAAACTTTCACTTAATAATTTGCCTGATTTTTTCTTCTCTTTCTTCTTCAAGAGTTATAGGTTTATTTGATTTTTCCATTGTTATATTAGCAACACCGGTACAAGTTAAAAATAAAACAAAGTAAACACCAGCAAGTATTTTATCATTAGACTTGATAAAAAATGGTATAACAAATATCATTAGAAATGCTAATATACCAAATATCATTCCTACTCTACTTAGTATTTTTCGTTTCAACATTATTTCCTATTCTAATATTCGCAAGACCAATATAGTCTTGTTGTAATTCAAATCCCATCCAATTTCTACCTAACTTTTTAGCAGCAACCGCAGTTGTACCAGTACCCATAAAGATATCTAATACTAAGTCACCTTTATCAGTCGAGCCTTTAATAAAGTATTCAATAAGTTCAACCGGAAAAACAGCAACGTGATTATCAGCAATTCTTTTTGATTCAGATGAAATGTTTACTAAGGTGGTTGGTAAAGCACCTTTAGGATTTGGAGCCCAATCTTTATACTCTAAATCATCATCACCTTCAGTTCTAGCAAATCTTTTCTTTAGAGGTTTAGTCATTCTCTTAATAGACTTCTCAGAATACTCAGTTCTCATTTCATCAAGATTAAACTTGAATCCTTTTTCTTTGGCAAACCAAAATAAGTATTCTACTCTATCACCAAATCTGGCTCTATTAGGAAGACTTTTTAATTTATTCCAGAACAATCTCTCAAACATTTTTAATCCTGTTTGTTTATGTAGTTCTGATATTAAATCAAAGACATAAGGATGTCTAAAGCCATTCTCAACTTTATCATTGATATTTAAGATGAAAGATCCAGTCGGTTTAATAACTCTTTCTATTTCTTTACAATAAGGAATAAACCAATTGACATAATCTTTGGCTAAGATTCCACCGTTATCTATATAAACTTTTAGATCGGCATAAGGCGGAGATGTTATTACCAAGTCAACAAAGTTGTCTGGTAGTTGTTTCAGTAACTCTAAAGAATCACCTTGATGAATAGCATTAATTTCCATAGACGTTATATTCTATGGAAATTAATAAGTTTATTATTTACTTAATCCAAAAATACCAAGAACTTTGTTTATTTTATTATCACGATAAGTAGATAGGCTAATACCTTTAGCGATATTATCTAAAGCATCTTCAACTATTTTTTCAGATGGTTTCATATCTTTACAATACTTATCCATAATTACTTTTCGGAATTCAACAATAATATCTTTTACATCATTGTTACCACCATAGATATAATAAGCACCATTTGGTAACTTTTCATTTCTAATCCAAATTGAAGGTGAAGATTCTAATTGCCAAACATCACTATTACTTAGTGTGTATTTAACCTCAGTTTCATATTTTGTACCATCTTCAGCAACGGCATAATACTCACGATGATAATTTCTTTTATCTGGTGAACCTTTATCTATCCAATCTAACTCACCATTTTTAGTGGATAGTATTAGATTTTCTATAATCATTTTAACTTTATCACTTATCATAATTGTTTGAATCTTTTTAATACCCATTGTAATTCATGTTCCATATATTCATTACCATAAAGTACATGATTTAGAACAATGAATGTTTTTACTTGTTCATTATCGACATAAAGAACTTCATATTCTTTACCCCTTTCAAATAAGGGCCAACCAAAGACATTATTAACATCTTCTGTACATAAAAGTTTATCTCCTTTTTTGATTGCCATTTATTATTTTGTTTACTTATTTTATAATTGAAAGTTATATAAGTTGAGCGTACCCGACATTTTGCTTTATGCCATCATTTATCTCACCTTTCAGTGGTCCCGAAGGACTGCCACAACCCGACCATCATAGAGGAACCGACACTCTAGATCTGTATGTGTTGCTACTTCCTCGGTACAAACGAACTTTCAATTTCTTTACTTATTCTCCCGTGTTAGGTTCTGTAGTGTCGAAGTTTCTCTAGTATTTCTACCAGCGATAGCTTCTCTGACTTATATTATACTTCCAATTTTCATATCTCGTAAGACAATTTTCACATTGTCTTTATTCTTTTCTAATACTTCACCAACAAATCTTTCAGTTAGATGATGTAGTCCTCTTTTATCTGGTACATCAGATATCAGATTCATTGGTCCGATATACTCTTCAAACTTTTCAGACATTTGTACCAAATTCATCCTTCGAGTTGAGTGAAGATACATTAAAATATTTTTTACTTCTACAGAATATTTTTCATATACACGCCATCTTTTCCAATAATCAAGAAAAAAGTTAGTCATATCATCGGGTGTGTACATTTTATACTCAACGATTGGTTCAAAACCAATCCAGTAATTATATTTTTCAAGAATATAGTCTGGACTATGACTCAAAAGATCATTATTATGAATAAACTTACTGAAGTTCACATTGAACTTAGTTAGATTCACAATTTGATTATATTCTTTATTTAAAGATACCATTTCTACAAATATACTAAAAATTAAAACAAAAACAATGGTTTTTAATATATAAATAAAATTCATTTTCGAAACATGAAAATTAAACATAAAGTTGTTAAGGAGTTTCAGTATTTAAGTCCTGATAAAAAAATCTTTATACTTAAAGTAGGTGCTATTTTAGAAGAATATATCTATAAAGTAAAGACTGAACTTATTCCTATTGATAAAGCCATTATTGATAATAATCCGGAATTTTTCGAGGTAATAGATTGGAAAGCCGAATTACTAACATTTATGAGAGCTGAAAAAATGCCTCAACCTGCTCAGTTAGGTAAAAAATTAATTCCATTCTTTGAAGATATGATTATGTCTTCAATTCAACATGATACAATTCCATCTATGGATCCTGCTTTGATGAAGGATGTTGAAAGAAGAGAATCCGAATTAAATACTTTTAAAAGAGATTTAGATAGAAGAGAAACTGACTTAGAATCAAGAGATAGAAGAATCAAAGATAGAGAAGACGAAATTGAAATCAGACTTAAAAGAGTAGAAAAAAGAGAAGATGAGTATAAGTTAGATCTTAAAACTTTAGAAAAGAAAGATGATGAGATTAGAGCTAAGAATAGAGTTATAACTGAAAAAGAATTAGACTTACAAGAGAAATTACAAGAGTTAAATGAAAGAGAAAGAAATCTTGATAGAACTGCTCTCTCATCTGCTAAAGAATATGATTCTAAATATGCGGAACTTCAAACTAAAATTGATTCTGATTTAGCGGATCTTTCTAAGAGAGAAAAAGAATTAGAATCTGGCTTCAAAAAAGTTAAAGAATTAGAGTCTAAATTAGAGTCTAGGATGAATGAAATTACAGAAGCTAATAAAAGTAAAATATATGCTGATTTAGAGTCTGAGTTAAGAGGAATTGAAGCAGAGGTTAGAAATATTAGTGGTATAGCTGATGCTCTTACAGGGTTTAATCATCCAGTGGTTATTCAAGTTGCCAGTGAATTAACAAGAGCAATACAAAAGCTAAAAGATAGAGTTGATAATAATATGTTTGACTAAATAAAAAAACCCACTCTAAAGTGGGTTTTTTATTCATCATCATTAGGTAATGGCTTCCAAAATTCAATAGTCATATATTCAGTAGAGCCATTTTTGACACCATCAATGTGGTAACTTTCAAATCCTAATTCTTTTATCCTACCAAATACTTCTTCAAAGTTAATTTGAAAAAATATATTTTTCATTCTTATCTCAACAGCATATCTATCATCATTAAATTTAGATGTTTTAGAAACTTCAACTTTACCCATATCAGAGTAGTCTAAAAATATCTCTTTTATATCTTCTACTAAATCTCTATTTACATATTTAACAAAATGTTTACAATCATAATAAACATCAAGTAACTTATCTATTGTATAAAAATCTCCAGTTAAATCTTCAATAAGTTGTCTAACAACTTCTTCAGCTAGAATTTCAGCATCTCCTCTTAATCTATCAGCTTCTCTACAATCCCAAATTAATTCATCAATTTGATTATGTAGACTGTCTACTGAATGACTATTATAATAGATAGGCAGAACTCTAACAATATCATCAGCGTATTTCAACATTAACTCTTCTGGATTTTCTTTAGATTCAAAATATTTTAAAAATCTCATATCCTATATATAAAATTTAATATATACTTTCATAATGGATAACTTAAAGAAACTCTATAATTACTTAAAGAAGCAAAAAGATAAAAAAATTGTTTTCTTAACTACATCAAATAGATGGGAAGGTGAAAAAGAACTTCCTAAATCTTCTATTGTTGCTGATGAATTATGTAAGAGATTAGATAATTGTCAGATTATTGATGTTGCTAAACTTAAAATATTTTCTTGTGAAGGTAATGTTTCTAATAAGAAAGGTAACGGTTGTGGCGTAAAAGACGCTAAATTAGATGATGATAAAAAGAATCCAACTGGTCACATAAGATGTTGGGCATCACTTAATAATAAATCAGATGAGATGTATAAAGTAGCAAATGCTATCTTTGAAGCTGATATAGTTATTTTCTTTGGTTCTATTCGTTGGGGTAAAATGAATGCTGTTTATACACAAATCATTGAAAGATTAACTTGGATAGAAAATAGAGACACTAATTTAGGTGAATCTAGTCTTATCAAAGATAAAGAAGCTGGTATCATTGCTATTGGTCACAACTGGAATGGTGAAGAAGCTGTTAAGTTAGAAAAACAAGTTCTTTCTTTCTTTGGTTTCAAAACTCCAGATGTTTTATCATTCAACTGGCAGTGGACTAAAGATAAATTTGATGAAAGTAAGTCTGGTTATAAACAAGACTTCCCAGATTTCTTAAAAGAATTTAACTTTGTTGAATCACTACAAGAGTCAATAATGAAATTTAGAAATTGGATTAAAATATAAAACCTCTCAATTTGAGAGGTTTTCTTTTCTATAAAAAATCCAGTGTTGAATTTTGAAAAATTTCAAGTATTATTTAGTAAGAATAGGCATCATGATGTTACATGACTTTTATATAGAGAACAAGCAAGCATCGATTTCAGCACCAATAGTAGAGTCGATTTTTTTCTTATCAATCATATCAATGATTAAAAGACTTTGATAAACAACAAGAATATCAGTGCCGTTTATAGAACCTTGAATAAATCTAGAAAGAGCATCACAGAAATTTGAATATTCTGAAATACCGTCATATTTCTCAAGTATTGACCAAAGGATTGCTTTATTTTCTGTAGTGATTTTCATACTACAAATATAAGCAAAATTACCTAATTTACCAAATTAAAAAGGCATCAAAGTAGCGTTTTCTTTTGAAAGTTTTTCTTTTAATTTAATCAACTTAAATATTTGAGAGTTAGACCTTCCTGGAAACTTATATTTATTTTTAACTAACCAATCTAAGTCTTTTATTCTTTGAGAACAAACTTTGATATAAATAACCTGCCACTTAGTTTTTGAAGGAGTTATTTGTTCAGTATCCATCATAAGTAGCTTTAATACATCAGCCTTAGCATCAGCCTGACGAATGCTATCACAAAACTTATTCATCTTATCACTAAGATCTTTTTGAATAAAAGGTATAGCATGACCTTCAACAAGATGTTCAATTATCTTTTTGTCAATCATATTAAATACACTTTCTGCCTTCATATTACAAAGATAGTAAAAAAATTATAAATAACAAAGAATTATCTAACAATAGTCACATAACCCATAATAACTCTTTTCTCTGAGGAGTTTAAAACTTTAAACTGAGACTTCCAAAAATAACAACCATCTGGAACATAATATCCATTATAAGAACCATCCCACTCACTATTTATATCATGACTCTCCCAAATCATTTGACCCCATCTATTAAATATAGACATAGTGAAGTCTTGCTCATCAACACCTGATAAGTAGAATTTCCAAGTTGAATTAAATTCATCATCACCTGGTGTGAAAGCATTAGGTATATAAGCTAATACATCTGGGTTAACAATTAAAACAACAGAAGATGAATCGCTACAACCTAAACTATTTTGAACTATTAGAGTAATTAAATATTGACCTATAATTCCCTCTGGGTATGTAAAATTTGGAGCAGGTAAGTTACTAGTTAGTTCTAAAGATCCAGGCGCCGACCAATTCCAAGATACAATATTAGGAGCCGAGTAATCAAATGTTGTAACAGTTGTTTCAAACATTGTTGTTGGATTCGGACCAACCATAAATTGAGAAACTGGTAGTGAAACTGTTTCTACTATATTATTGAATGTTTGAATATAAGTACACCCATAATCATTGACTGTTGTTACTATAACATCCCAAATACCAACTGTGTTATAAGTATGTGTGAAGTTAGAATTTGATAATATATTATCAGTGGTTCCATCACCATAATCTATTACTGAACTAACAATATTAGCAACAGGATTAGAATTATTAATAAAGTTAAATGTACCTGGAACACAAAGAATAGTATCTATAGGTGATAATAAAATATTTATAGGTGTTGGAAAATCAATAAAAATAGTTGAGTCTATACTACAACCATTATTGTCTGTTACAGAAACAGTATAGTTACCGCCAGCAAGATTAATAATTGTATCATTTGATAAAACATTATTTAAGAAATAAGAATATTGAGGTGTAGCACCATTAGAATAAACTAGAATTTGACCATCATTTAGTGAACAAGTAACATTTGATAAAGACAAGCTATCAAAAACTAACTGTGTTGGTTGTGTTATATTAACTGTAGTATTAGCAAAGCAACCATTTATATCAGTAACATTAACACTATAAGTACCCACACATAAATTAGTAGCGGTCTGTGTTGTTTGTCCATTTGACCATAAATAGCTATATAGTGGTGTTCCTGTTACCGGATTAACAGTAGCTGTTCCGTTACAATCATTAAAACAAAGAGGTTCGGTGAATGAAGTATTAATAAGAATATTAGGTGGGCCAGGTACAACAAGTACAGTATCTGGTCCAGGACCAGCAACACCCGCATTACAAGTTGTCCAGCCAGCATTACAACTTGGATAAATAGGATGACAAGTGTATTGTGTAGGTATTAAAGGATTTACGACTATGCTAGGTCCTGTTCCAATAGCAACTGGGTTACCTACCTGATACCAAGTTAGAACAGGTGTAACTGGAGGTCCACTTGGTGTATATTTATAAGCATCATTGTTTACTGTCCAAACATTTCCATTTCTACCAGGTACAGTCACTGCCGCGGTTCCTGTTAAATTGTGTAAACCTTGAACAGCAGAACCTGGATTAGTAACGGGCCAACTTAAACAATTTGGTTTAGTTTGAATATAGTTTTCAATATTATTACTTGATTCATAAATTACAATATGGAAAGTTCCTTGTAAACTTGTACAAGAAAACATAGGAACGCCAATCCAACTAACTGTTAATTTTCTACAAGGCGCAACACCAGTTGTTTGATAACGAATTTGACCACCTAAACCTGGATGCCAATCTTGCCAAGGTCCCATAATACAATTCTTAGGAGTTGTTGCTGCTGGTGATGGAATACTAATTGAACTAAATGTAGTTGGTTGAGCAGGTGAGAAAGATATCCAACCATTTGAACCTACATAAAACTGAGTATATGTTTGTCCATAGAAACAAAATGTAAATCCAATTGGAAAAGGACCTTGTTGTGAATCATCAGACATAAATAATTGTGTTCCTGTATTTGCTTGAGCAACATAAGGAATTGGAGAAACCAAATAGTTAGTTGTTTGATTTGGATTTGTACCGCCACTACAAGCAGTTAGATCTGCAGTTAGCACAGCCGTATTTATACCACAAGGTAAAATTTGATTAGGTCCTAATTCAGGACAGTTCTGTGAAATAGCAATAAAACTTATCACAGAGAATAGAATAGTTAACAACTTTCTCATAAGTAAAAATAATTTTTTTAATAAAACAAATTCAAGCTATCTTTCAATTGGGTGACTAGCAAAAAGTATGTTAGAATATTAACCCAGATAACATATTATATATCAAGTTAAATAAATCCTTATTTATAAAATGAAGACTTATTTAATGCGGATGAGCAAATACTACTTTCTATTGAGCAAGTAGATAATTGCACCGGTTAAAGCACCACCAACGTGAGCAATATGACTTACACCGTCGTTACTACCAGTAAGTGCTAATAATAGTTCTATACTGAAAAATACACTGATAATATATTTAACCTTAACCGGAATCAAAAAGTAAAGATGTAAAATTGTATTTGGATTAAATAAGGCATACATTACCATAACACCCCAAATAGCGCCTGATGCGCCTAAAACCGGATTGCTTATAAATAAAGCATGACATAAACCAGATACTATACCTATTAGTAAGTAATATTGTAAGAATTTCTTACTACCAAATCTTTCTTCAATATCTGGCCCAAATGTTATCAGACCTAACATATTAAAAAGAATGTGCATGAGAGAGCTATGTAAAAACATATATGTTATTAACTGATATGGTCGGAAATATTCCGACTGAACATTAAACAATATAAAATTCTCAACGATTGGAGCCTTAAAGGCATAAAGAAGATATGTTACAATAAAAGCTATAACATTAATTCTCAATAACTGTTTTACGGTAGGTGTTAAATTTATCATTTCTTATCTCTATTATCCATTACAATTCGCATACAACCGTTACACACAATAACTGGTCCGTCTTTAGTCATTACGATTTGCCGATCACAAACACCTTGACAATCTTTAGTCATCACTGGTGCAAAATCCTTAAACAGATCTTTATCCTCTCTTTTCGGTCTCAAATGTTTCATGAAACAAAGATAAGGAATTAAATTATCTTTTTAATAACTAAATGTCTTTTTATTGATTTTAATATTGAAATTACCTTTTCGATTTCTTCATCTGGTGGGTATTGCATATCAGATTTATCAGTATAGACTTTGATATGCTTATCTAAAACTTTTTGATTAAGTTCTTTCTTATTATAGTTAATCCAATCTTCTTTTATGTAGTTAGGCATTGAACTAACATCCATTACTTTCTCAATATCATCTTCAATGATAAAGTAATCTTCGTCATTTCCAATAATAATTGTGGCAATATCAATTAAAGTATGATGTTGTACTTCAGTTGATATAGATATTTCTTTCCAAGGTGAAAGATTAATTAATCTTTGATTCATTAATTACTTGAATTTCTTTTTTAATTCAGTTAAATCTAATAGGTACATATCTTTAGGATCTGTTGCCTCCAAGACTTTTATCTCTTCTTTCTTAGTAGTAAAGTCTTCTTTAATCTTTTCGTACATCTCTTTTGTTAAAGAGTAGATAGGCATTCTCAATAAGTAATCATAAGAATTATCAATCTTATCCAATCCCATTGCTTCAATACCCTCAATGATAACAGCTTTAGCAACATTATTTACTTTCAACTTACCATCAATAATAGCTTTGATGAATCGACCACGATTAGAAAGTATTTTCAACTCTCTATTCATTTTATCTAATAAGAACTGTTTTCTTTTGTGATAATAATTTAATCTAAAGTTAACAAAGTATCTAATTATATCTCCAGTATTTTCAAAAATCATTAACTTTCCATTCTCATCTAATGTTGAAAATATTTCAGTAGAAGATTCTTCTAGCTTTAACAACTTAACTAATTTCTCGTCATCTAACTTATCTAAGTCAGCTCTGGTAAATTTAATAGTGTAATCAATATTATCTTTACAATTGTCATCATATGAAACAATCAATTTATCATCAACTAATTTATCTAAAAGTTCTTCATATTTTTCATATGTCATTGAAGGGGGAAGTTCACTAATCTTAACAGTAGAAGTATTAGCTCTATCAAACTTACCTCTAATCATCCATCTTTTATTATTTTCAGAATCTTGGATAAATTCACCAATAAATCCATTTAATGATGGCTTAACCTCATCTGGATTCTTATCAGCAAGAACTTTAACACAAGCATCAATAATACTTTTAATATCTCTGTTTAAGACATTTGATGCGAAACCTACAGCAATACCTGATGAACCATTTAATAAAACAGTTGGTACAATCGGTAAGAAAAAATGTGGTTCAATTGATTCACCTTCTTCTTCTTTATATTCAAGAAGTTCAAAGTCTTTATAAATCAATCTAAAGTTGTCCGATAATTTTGTACCGATATAACGAGGAGCACCGGCTTGTGGTGAACGTAATGATCCAAACTGACCATCTTCTTCTAAAAGTGAAGCGTTGTTCTTAAAACTCTGAGCCATTGTTATAATAGCATTAGATAGTGAGGCATCGCCGTGATGATAGAAACAGTCAGATGCTACTTTACCACTCAATTGAAAAACCTTTAGAGTCTTTTCACTACCAGTTTTCCAGATTTGGTTAGCAACGTGAATGATTTTTCTTTGGCTTGGCTTAAATCCGTCTATCACAGAAGGTATTGCTCTTCCTTCTACAACATACATTGCGAACTCCTTATACTCGTTTGATAGGAAATCAGATATTGTTTTTTCTGTCATACGATTATATATGATAAAAATGTTTGTTTGTTTTTAATTATCCGATCACAACTAATTTAATATTACCATCTAAATCTTCATATAAATATGAACAAGTCTCGCAGAAATCACCTGTATTATAGTAGGTTTTATCTCCTATTTTTTCAATGGCTGGTGTATGAATGTGACCAATCATAATTGAATCACAATCGACCTCATCTAATTTTTTAAGTGATAAAAATTTGAAATCATTAATAAAAGTGATAGCGTTTTTAACTTTATATTTAAGATACTGAGATAAAGACCAGTATTCAAGACCTACAAGTTTTCTGAACCAGTTATAAGCTTTGTTAATTTTAAAACTCATTTCATATGCCCAATCACCTAATACATATAAGAAAGGATGTAGTCTGATGAAACCATCAAATTGATCACCGTGACAAATGTATATCTTTTCACCTTTAGATGTTTCATAATACATCTCATCACAAATAGTTATATCACCAATATTTATATTTTCATCTTTTATTAATCCTCTTAAATAAAAGTCGTGGTTTCCTAATATATAAGTCACTTTAACTCCCTTTCTGGATGCTCTTAAAACTTTTTGAATAACTGTTGAGTGATCAGCATTCCAATAGAATTTCTTTTTTAATGATGTTAAATCGATGAAGTCTCCAACGATTACTAAATTTTCACACTCAATGTCCTTCAAAACTTCAAGTAGTTTACCGGCTTGTGACTTATGATTACCTAAGTGAATATCCGATACAAATAATGTTTTAACTTTCATATATCTCTTTTATTTTACTAATTATACTTTCAATTGGATTGGTCCATTTGTAATCCACTTTAGTATAATTATTTAGCCATTTTTCTAAATTTACAGATGTTAAGTCATCTGTATAAACTCCTAACTTATTTAATTTGATAGAATTATCAATTTGTTCAAACTGCCCTTTAACAGGTATTGACCACAACTTTTTACCTAAAACAAGAGCCTCAGATGTTGTTGAGAAACCTGACGCTGTTATAACACCAGAACATTTGAGTAAGTCTGATTGAAATGAATCCTTATTTGATTTTTTGAATTCTATGTTTTTATAAGTATAATCTGCAATAACATCACTACTATAAACTTTGAATTTTTTATCTGAATATTTAAGTTCATTCTTAATATGTTCTAAACTATAAGCGGCTAAATAAACTAAGTAAAAGTCTTCATCAGATACTTTATTCTTTAAGAACTTCTCGGATATAATAGGTTGATAACCATTTGTATAATCTAAAGGTATATAATACTCACAAGGAGCAAAATATTTAATAAAGAGAGATTCGAAAAAATTTGACTTAGCAATTGAAACTTGATTTGATATACCTATTGATTTTATCTTGTATTTTTTAGCAGAGTAAGCACTTATAGGCTCAAAGTCAGATATAACTAAATCATATCCGCTACAATCATAATTTAAATCTTTTATTAATTTAAATAGATTTAATGATAATATAGTTTTAAGTTTATTTATTTTACCAGACTTGTTAAAATACATTGATAAGCCTTTGAACTTTTTGATATAATCAGGCAGTTCTATACTATAGTTGCCACCCGAAGCAATAACATCAACATCATAACCGTTAGATTTTAATTGATTTATCAATTCTAAAGACCTTGTTATGTGTCCATTTCCATTAAGTTGTATTCCGTATAAAATCCTCATCCTTTATCTATTGATATATAAAACCCATTTTTAATAAAGTTCTTTAATTCTTAAAAATTATAATGATTTTCCAATATTATTTTTATGTTAAGTTAAGTTGACATTTGAAAAGTCAAAACTATAATTATTTAAACAAAAGAAATTATTTACCATATATACTTAAAATTCTAAGTTAAGTAAAATGTCAGTAGATAAGAAGTTCAAAAAGTTAGATGATATAGACCACGTTATTTTAAGACCTGGTATGTACATTGGTTCAATAAAACCTCACAAGGCTACTAAATGGATTGTTGATGATGAAAAAATGACTCAAAAAGAGGTAACCTATAATCCAGGTTTGCTTAAAATTTTTGACGAGATTGTTACCAACTCTGTTGATGAAAGCAAAAGAAAAGGTTCTAAATTAAATACTGTTAAAGTAGATATTGATAGAACAACAAACTACATAAACATCTGGGATAATGGCGGAATTCCTGTAGTTAAACACACTCAACATAAAGAGTGGATTCCGGAAATGATATTTTCAAATCTTAAAGCAGGTTCTAACTTCAATGATGAAGAACAAAGAACTGGAGCTGGTACAAATGGTGTAGGTTCTACACTTACTAATATCTATTCAAAAGAATTCACAGTAACTACTTGTGACGGTGCTAATCACTTCACTCAAACTTTCTCTAACAATATGAGAAAGAGAACAGCACCTAAGACTAAGAAATCTACAAAAGGATTCACAGAGATTAATTATTTAGTTGATTTTGAAAAGTTCGCACTAACTGGAATTGATGACGATCACTTCAAAATGATTGAGAAAAGAGTTTATGATATTGCGGCTTGTAATACTAATCTTAAAGTTTATTTTAATGGTAAATTAATCAATATCAAAACATTTGAGGATTACATCAAGTATTATACTAAAGACTTCTTCTATGAAGCTAAGAAAGATAAAACTTGGTCTTTAGGTATTGCTCTTTCTAACAATGGATTTCAACAAGTCAGTTTTGCTAACTCTACTGATACTTATGATGGTGGAACTCACGTTGATTATATAATGAATCAAATCATTGCTCAACTTCGTGAATTCTTTATGAAAAAACATAAAGTAGATGTTAGACCAGGTGAGCTAAAGAATCATATGTTTTTATTCTTAGATTCTACTGTAATTAATCCATCCTTCTCTTCACAAACAAAAGAAAAGCTTATCACCGAGATTAAAGACTTTGGTTCTACTTTTGAAGTATCTAATAAGTTAGTTCAATCAATTATTAAATCTGAAATAGTTAATTCTATCTTAGATTGGATTCAACAAAAGAAAAGTGCTGAAGAATCTAAATTACAAAGAGATTTAAATAAGAAACTTGACAAGATTAAAGTTGAGAAACTTATTGATGCTAAAGGTAAAGACAGATGGAAATATTCAATTGGTTTATTTGAAGGTGATTCAGCTATATCAGCTTTTAGAAAGTATAGAGATCCTCAAACAATGGGAGCATTTGCTCTTAAAGGTAAGTTTGTGAATGTATCTGAAATGACTAATCAGAAGTTAGTCCAAAATACAGAAGTTGTTAATTTAATGGCGGCTATTGGTTTGAAATTAGGACAAAGAATTGAATTGAAAGATTTAAGATATGGTCGTATTCTTTTTTATGTAGATGCGGATGTCGATGGTAACTCAATCGCTGGTTTACTTCTAAACTTTTTTTACAAGTACTGGCCTGATATGTTTGAAAGACGAATGATTTACAAAGTTGAGACTCCTATTGTAGTTGCTGTACCAAAAGCAAAAACTAAAAAGAAAGTTCTTTTTTATTCACAAACTGAGTATAATGATTGGGCCGCTAAGAATGACTTAAAGAATTATGAGATTAAGTATAAAAAAGGTTTAGCCGCACTTGTTGATGATGAGTATCAAGATATTATCAATAGTCCTAAAATGACTTTAATTTCAAAAGATGATATGTCAGCTAATTCCTTAGATATTTGGTTTGGTAAAAATTCTGACCTAAGAAAAACAGAGTTGCTAAAGTAATTTAGTTTTATTATCTTTGCCTGATGATCCGAGATAGAGCATGGCGCAGATATATGGAAGAGCGAATAGTCATTCGTAGAATGGCTCGTGCTGTCTGTGCCAATAGATGGTGGCGAGGATTCAAAGATGTTAATGATATTAACCATCAAAGACCAACTATAGCAATTTATATCGGAACTGAAATACACTTTAGAGCTAAAACACACACTACTACAAAGTGGGACACTAAACACAAGGTTAAATACTCTCCAAATAAAGACCAAGGTTATTATCGTGATGAAGGTAATGGTCAAACCAGAGAAAGTGATAAAAGAACCTTTTTAAGAATATTAAAAGAGAATGGACTTAAATAATTTAATACCAGATAAATTTAGACCTTTACATAATCCTCCTTGGGTTGTTAAAGGTCAATTTATTATGTTCAAAAAATATGAATACATACCGGTATGCTTTGTAAAAGATGAAGTTGTTTATGTTTTCTTAGATGGTAGAATTGTAAAACCTGTATTAAAATTAGTTAAAAACTTAATTAATTTAGGTGTTGAATTTTACTTTACAACTCCTGAGTTATCAAATCCTAAAGGTATTATAGAAGAAAATTATAATGATAAAGTAATAAAACATTATCTATACTCATATGCTCAAGTTGAATTCTTTGATGGGTTTAGAAACATTGACTTTGACTTAATTGATAATATGGTTAAGTGGACTGATAAAGAAAATTGCTTTGATAAAGTTAAAGCCAATTATGAGTTAATTCATAAAAAGGTAGAAAGAAAAGAGTATGATTACTTTTCAAATAATTATTCATATGAGTACAAAGATGAAATAAGAGAAGAGTTCCAAAGCCTTTACCGTCATATTCAAATTAGTAAGATTATTTAAACTTTCTTTATGATGTTTATATAATCCCTATGGGATTTGTAAACATAGGTGGGCAAACAGTTCACACAAGCGCAATAGGTGCTCCAGTCTTTGGAACACCTTCTATATCAAGCTCAGTAGGCAATTCTGGAATTATTAGCATATCTGGTACAAATTCTTCAATCACAACTTCAACATTAAGTGGTGGTCAATATCTTACTTGGGGTGGTAGCACTATGAACTACTCAATTAATAAAATAACCTATCATGTTTTAGGCGAAGATATTGAAGTTGAGGGTTATGGTGATCCACATCTTGCTGTTGCTATTTCAACATTAAATGTTTTGGGTAAACCTTTTTATGATGAATTGAAAAAGAATAATGTTTCTTTACCGGAAGTAATAGAAGAGTATTTAGAAGTAAAATTCAAAATTTTAGAAAGAGATAGAAAAATAAAAGATATTCTTAAATCCTAATTAGAAAAACAAATCGTCTTTATTTTAGTATAAAAATAAAATTAATAAAATCCAATGATATGTGATTTAATAATAGACGGTAATTACATTCTAAGTAAGAATACATTCACTCTACACAAAAACAATTTGTTGTTTGGCGCATTACATAAGTCATTAGAGAATACAGTAAATAATTATAGAAAATGGTATCCATTTGCTAATGTTTATCTTGTCTCTGATTCCAAAGAGAAATCTTGGAGAAAACAACTAACAACTAACTATAAGGCTACTCGTAAAAAAGATTCTGATATTGACTGGCAGTTTGTTTATAACGCTTACGGTGAATTCAAAGATTCTATGAGAGGCTTAGTTAAAATTTTAGAAGCACCTCACGTTGAAGGTGATGATTGGATTTCATTCTTAGTTACTAAAGCTAATAAAGAAGGAAGATCAGCAATCATAGTTTCAAATGACTATGATATTAAACAAATCGTTAATTATGGTTTAGATCCATTGTTCATTAACATTATGACTAATGAAATGTACAATAAGGAAAAACTATTTTTACCGAGAAACTATCAAGTATTTTTAAACAAAGTATCTAAACTACCAAGTGATGATATCTTTAGTCTAAATGATAATACAGACTTCTTATTATTACTTGATAGATTTATTAACAAGTATGAAATCAATGAAATCGATCCAGTTGAATCTTTAATGATTAAAGTTATTTCTGGTGATACTTCAGATAACATCGGCTCTGTTTGGTCTGTTACTAAGAATGGAAAGAAAAGAGGTATTGGTGACAAAGGAGCTAAAACTATTTATGATGAATATCTACAAGAGTTTGGTGAGGTCAACTTAGGTGATCCAGATTTATATGAGAATATAGCTGATTTAATCTGTGAAAAGAAAAAGTTAAGTAAAACTCAAATTGAATCAATTGTAGAAAATATCAAAGGTAATATGAGATTAATTGATTTAAGATTACACAATTTACCAGATGAGATTATTAACAAAATGGAAACTGGTTATTCAATATTAAGATAATGGCAGATTTGAAACTTGTAGGGAACGCAATGTTCTATAAAAAGAGTGATTGGATAAATGTACCGGATGAAGAAAAGGAGTCTTGCTTCTTTATCTTCAACCGCTACTTTGCTAAAAAATTTCCCGAAAAAGCTCAACTTCTTAACTTAAAATCAATAGATAAGATAACTGCCATGGATTTATGGTATCAGTTTATGTTAAAACAACCTTATCCAAATTGGTTTTGGTCTAAGAGTGAAAAAGGCAAAAAGTCTGAAGTCAATGATAAAGATTATAAACTTCTTTTACAAAGATTGAAAATAAAAGATATTGACTTAGATTATCTAATTGAACATCATATCGAATTCATTAAAGAAGAAATCAAATATTACAAACAAATAGAAAAAGGAAATTAAATTAAAAATATGAATACAACAATGGAAAAAGAAACAACAATGAAGTGGTACATCGTTAGAGCACAATCTAATCGTGAGCGTTCTGTAGCCGAAAAATTAAGAAAAGAATCTGAAAAAGGTGACTTGATGGGTGTAGTTAGTAGAGTTTTAGTACCAACTGAAAAAAACTTCCACTTAAAAGATGGTAAGAAAGTTACCAGAGAAAAAGTTATGTATCCAGGTTATATTTTTGTTGAGACAAAATCAATTGGTGAGTTAGCACACTTTGTTAAAGGTTGTGATGGCGCGACTGGTCTTTTGGCTGATAGATCTAAAAAACCTCAAGTACTTTCACTTAAAGAAGTAGAAAGAATGATTGGTATCCAAGAACAAGTAGCTGTTGAACAAGAATCTACAAACAGATTCATCGTAGGTGAAGTAGTTAAAATCTTAGATGGTCCTTTTAATTCATTCACTGGTGATGTTGAAAACATCGATGGTGATAAGGTTAAGATTGCTGTTTTAATCTTTGGTAGAAAAACTTTGGTAGAATTAAACATCACACAAATCGATAAAAATATCGCTTAAATAAATGGGTAGAATTACATCATATGGTGTAGAGAAAGACCGAAAAATTTATGGAAATTGTCAAGTCCTATCTCCGGATGGAATTTTGATGTTTAGATGTGATGAGAAAAAAGCCAAGTGGTATCTTAATAGAAACTTAGGTGAGATCGTATCAGAATCACCATTAATAGTTAAATTGAAATTTGAACCAAGAGGTTTAGGTAATCATAATAAAAGTTTTGGCTTATCTGAAATGGGTAACAGATGTGTTACTTGTGGTAATGAAGAATATCTTACCAGACACCACGTTGTGCCTTATTGTTACCGTAGATACTTTCCAATTGAGTTGAAATCTCATAACTTTCACGATGTTCTTTCTTTATGTGCTGATTGTCATGATTCTTATGAAAGAAAGGCTGATGAGTTAAAGAATAAGTTAGGAGAAACATATAATATACCTCTAAACGGTGAAATATGTGGTGATGGTAAAGAATTTATAACTTATGTAAAGATATCAATTGCTTTACTTAATCCAGATATTAATATACCTAAAGTGAAAGTTAATCTGATGAAAAAGAAGATTAAAGATTATTTTGGTATTAAGAGATTAGATAAAAGAAGGCTAGAAAAGATATCTAAAATCAAAACAGTAGTTATCAAAAAGACACATGGTGAAGTTGTTATGTCTAAGGTAGATAATATACAAAACTTCGTAGAGATGTGGAGATTACACTTCTTAGAAAATAATGATTGTAAGCATTTACCAAAAGATTGGAGTGTAAAAACTAATATAAGAATAACACATGAGTAAAGAACTATTTGATAAAATTTTACAGGCATCTGCGTTAATTAACTTGAAAGCTCAAAAAGGAAGCGGTAACTATATGGTTGTTTCAAAGGCGGTTGCTGATGTTATAACTGGTTTTAAAAGAGGAAGTAGGAAAGAAAAGATTAAAAAATTATTTCCTGATGAGTAAGATAATTCTTGAAGGTGTTTTACAAACATTTGATAACAAACACAATGGTAGGATATATCCGAAAGAAGCCTTTAATAAGTTATATAAAGATAGTGTTAGAAAAATTATAAGAAAGAAGAAAATTAAAAAATTATTCAATGACAAAGCAAGAGAGATATGATAGAACTTATTTGAATATGGCAACAGAGTGGGCTAAACTTTCACATTGTAGTAGAAAACAAGTAGGTGCTTTAATAGTTAAGAATGGTATGATTATATCTGATGGATATAATGGAACACCAACAGGCTTTGATAATTCTTGTGAGAATGGTGATGGTGATACTAATTGGTATGTTATTCATGGAGAAGCCAATGCTATCTTAAAGTGTGCTAAACACGGACATTCTTGTGAAGGTGGTACTTTATATCAAACACATTCTCCTTGCAGAGATTGCTCTAAACTTATACTACAATCTGGAATAAAACGATTAGTCTACATTGAGGATTATAAAGATACTTCTGGGTTAGATTTTCTAAGAGAGGCTAAAATTGAAATTATAAAATATGGACAAGGAACTTAAATTATTATTAGATAATCATAAGTTAGACCAACTTTATAAGAATAATTTATTCAGTGTTAAATCAATGTGTGAATTACTTGGAACTTGGGACCAATATTCTCCAGAGGAAAAGTTTAAATTAGAAAATATCACTAAAAGAGATAGTAGAATTAATAAGCACTTTACTTATAAAGGCGAGTATGATGAAAAATTTGTTTATGGTGAGATATTAAGAACTGGAGTTGATACTATCATAAATAAAATTAATAAATATAAAAAACCAACAGAAAAAGATGTTTTTATTGACATTGGTTCTGGTTGTGGTAAATTAATTTTACACACTGCTATCTCATCTAATATAAAAACACTTGTTGGTGTTGAAATATTATCACAAAGATGTAATTATGCTAAGTATATAAAAAGTCAAATTTTACCAGATAACAATTCAGTATTTTTTATTAATAAAAATATCAAAGATTTTGATTTATCAATTGCAACAATTGTTTTTATAAATGATCTTTTTCTTGAAAATAGATTAGTTTTAGACATATATGAATCTTTACCCAAAGGATGTCACTTTATACTATCCAGAAAAATTAATCAATGTAAAATAATGAAAGAAGAATTTGATGTAGATGTTTCTTGGGGTGATAAACTTACCTTCTTTTATTACATAAAATAAGTATGATATTCAAAGAACTTTTACAAAATATTAAATTATCGGCTAATGTATCACCTAATATTGATGCTAAATCAATACAGGTTTATCCTGTTGGTGAAAACAATCTTGAGGGTATAAAAATACTCATTGATAACTGTTTCAGAATGGGTAGTGATAATAGTAATGTTAGAATGGCTACTGTTGATCCATCACTTTGGTTGGGTCAGTTCTTAGATAAACACTGGACTAAAATTTCATATGTTACATCACTTCCATCATTTAATATAATGAAAGTAGAAGATAATAAAATAGTTTCAAAGAACTATAATTGTCTAACAAAAGAATTTGAATCAGAAGATTTAGTTAATGAATTTTTTGAAAAAAGTAGATGGAAGAGATTTGTACTTTTCTCAATTATAAAGTATGTAGATCTTGTTAATCTAAGTACATCATATCGCGTCAGATATGCTGATATAACAGAGAAGTATGAAGAAAGAGATAATAAATTAGAAGAAATATTAAAGTAATTAACCCCAGACCCATTTATAACTAACTTTATTTAATATTGCCCAAACCGAACTTGTATTTAATTTATAAATATCACCTATTTCAGAATAGGTGATATTATTATTTTCATACATATCAAATATATTTAATATATCTTCCTTAGAAAGTCTTGAATTTGATTTAGATATTTTTTCCTTTATATCATTAGATCTATTTTTACCTATATTTGATATTCTGATTTTATCAGATATTGATTTTCTATAATCACTACTTCTATTATCCCAGTTTTCTTTAATTAACTTTTTTCTCTTTTCTATATGTTCATCTGATTGTTTAATCCCTCTTTTACAGTTTCCTATATTATCACAGGACTCTTTAGATCTTTTTTTACCTGTATTAACTAATGATATTTTTTTTCTAGTCTCTTCTGTAACTGAATGTCCTAAACAAGCCCCTCCAAATCCACCAGGTGACATATTATAATACATAGGATCTTCAACTGCGTTGTATAATCTAATTAAATGTCTTTCAAAATTTCTACAATCATCTTCATTTTCAAATTCTTTTACAATCTCTTTATTAAAATTCTCTTTACCATATTTAATTATAGCTTTTTTTATTAACTTACCAGATCCATAATACCAACTTCTAAACCATTTCTTTTTATTTAAGCTCAATCCAATATACTTCTTACCATTAATAGTATTAGTCACTATATACACATACATATTATTTTAATTATTTTTAATTATATATTAAAAATTAAAAGGCTATTTATGACAACATTCTATCTCCGAAAAGTATAATAATATGGAGTTAATATCAACAAATATATGTATGTCATATCATATTGGTGTACATGGTAATATGTTCGGTGG